ATACTAAATAATATTATACCACAAATTTACTAAAATGTCAAGCTTTTTTGTTCATCATTTGTAATGTTGCAATACGCTCATTGCTGGTAATATCACGCTCCTTGAGCATTAGTTCAGCAATCTTAGCCCGTTTGGCAAACTCAGAATCGTCTGCATTACCCTCTTGGAGGTTAGTAGACAGAGCTGCTGCCAGCTTGGCTTTAACCACCTCAGGCTCCAATTGAGCCTCTATGGCGTACTTTTGAGCCTTAGCCTGTGTCTCAGCCACCTGAGCCTGCAAAAGCTGCATCTGGAGCTGTTGAACTTGCATCTGCATCTGCATTTGCTGCTGTTGCATCTGCTGTGCTTCAGGATTCGGTTGTGCTGCTTGTTGCATCTGAGCCATAAGCTCTTCACGGTTACTTATCCCCATATTATCCACAACTGCAGAGATCAACATTGGGTAGATTGGGTTATCCTGACCCACCGTCTGAAGCAATTGGACCAACTGGGTAACTTCGTACTCACGAGCAATAACACCCAAGGAGCTAGAGGGCACAAATTTGTAGTCTGAGACAGGATAATTGTCTGGATCAAACTGCATATAACGCCAAGCGGTCTTTTCGATCATGGGAATCAAGAAAGACTCTTGGAAGTTGATCAAAGTACGCTTGTGACGCTTGATAATGGCGCCTAAGGACATACTTACAGCCCCTGCAGCGGCTTCTCCGTTAATACTGCCGGGAATACCAGCTGCATCCACCGCGCCAGTAGCCATTTGGACCATCTTTTGCAGCTCTCCGGCTTGTGCAAAGGTCACTTGATCCAACTGACCAAACTTAAATGGCTGGAGAATCTCTGCTGGGTTGCCATTTGTAAGGATTGTCTTACCGGGACGAATCTCCAGCTTGGCACCACGGGGCATCCGTGAGGCGTCCATAGCCATCATAGGGTGAACAGTCAGTGACAAAGCATCAATACGAGCACGTAACTCAGCATCGAGGGCTTTCTGGCTGTTGTAGCCCTTCTCACAGATACCACGACCCCAGAAACGAGAAGGAACTACGTCCCAAGCAAACGCCACAACAGGGCGATCTTGCATCATGTAGGGGTTTTCTTCGATCTTAAGAAGTGTACTACCGTTCGCAATGACAATAACAACCTCAATAAAACCAGTTTCTGCCTCAGAATCATCTTTTTCCTCCAAGTCAGACATTTCATCTTCGTCTTCCTCGGTTGAGGCATCAACATACAGGTGCTTAGGAACTAAACCGTAGTAACGAGTCAAACGCACTTTGTCATCGTCGTAGGCTGTCAGGTCTTTGTCTGCCTCTATGTCTGTATCGGTGTCAGCATCTTCGATTTCAACATCACGATAGATACCTGAGTCAATCCCTTGGAGCACTTGGTGCTTAGGGACAAACTCATCAATAATAACACCTAAGGCTTCTTCAATGGTAGTAGCTACAGGATCGATCAGGAAGTTCTGTGGCAGGATAGGACGGAGCTTAACAACCACACGGTCTTCAATGTTAACACCCACAGCCTGCATAGCACCATCCATAATTGGCTGGGTAGCTGGCTTCATCTCCTTGACTTCTTCCATCACCAACTCAGCACACCCAGTGCCAAAGACTGCAGAGTTGATAAGACATTCTGCTACAGCACGACGAGTCTTAGTAAACTTAAAGTCCTCGTCTAGTTGGTTCTTAAGATACTCGATGTCACCCTTTTGTTTGTCGTTACGGTCATCATGGATGTCAAACCACTTGCCACGACCAAAGGTAGCCTCCTCGACCTCCGCTACCGCACTCTCGACTGCCTGCTGGAGTGCTGGAGAAATAAGACGAGAACGCTCTGATTCTCTGGTCTTATCCTCAGCAGCCCACTGACCACGCCAGAGGCGGTAGTATTCATCGAACTTTTCTTTGTAGTTGTTATTGTAGTGGTCGCGCCAGCGTTCAGCTTTGTCCATGACCCAGTGTTCGATCTTTTGATCAGGGAAGTTCTTTTCGTAATTTTCCATGTTTTTCCTTTACCAGCCTGCTACGGCGTCTAGTGGTTCCCAATCGTCTTCTTCAAAATCAGCAACGTAAGACACCTTTGCCAGTTGCTCGATATACGACAACGAGTCTACCAAGTCATCGTGTACCAACTTATTGGGGAACTGGAACAACTGGTCCAAGAACTCATTATTCCATTCTCCCTTGTTTAACGTTATATAGCCATTCTCAAAACGACCCTGCAGTGCCCAGACAACTCGGTCTGTTTTCTTTTTGTTACCATGGGACAACTCATCGACTCTAAAGAAAGTCTGTGTCCGGCGCATGATGTCAGAAAGATAAGGCATAACAGCTTGACGAGCAATACCCTTTTCGATCCCCACAGCATTTGGCTCGTACTTCTGCACTGCATCAAATATCTTTTTGGCTGTCTTCTTTACGTCCCAGCGACCATAGATAATCTCTTTAACGTACCAACCCTTGTCTCCAGCTTTTACAACAGAAATAGCCGTGTTATCCAGTCTTTTGTTCTTGACACCAACAGCTCCTTCGTCTTCGAAGCCAGCAAGGTCAATCGCAATATAATAGTCTCCATCATCGGGTTCGTCCTCTTCAAACTTAATCCACTGCTCCTTGAACAACTCACCTCCAGCTGCTTCAAAGGAAGCCATAAATTCCTGCCGGAAGCTGAATGAGGACATGCTCTTTTTAGCTGCTTCAATTTCATTAGGGTCTAGAAGAGGATTATCAAAAGAAGTGAAATGGAAGGACTTAAATGTTGGATCATCACCACGTAGTCCATGTTGATATAGCTCATAGAAATGATTCCTCCCCATAGGGGTTCCAATGAATAACGCAGACCCCTTCTGGTCAGCCAGAGCAGGCCGGAGAATCTGTTCCCAGACCTCTGGCTTCATGTCTGCGTATTCGTCCATGACCAAGAACTTCAAAGACACACCACGCATTGTCTCAGGTCTATCGGCTCCCTTGAGGGATATGGTAGCACCATTGACAAGTTTTACTTGCAAGTTGTTAATATGACTACCTGAAATGACCGGATGACCAACCTCAAGTAGCGTCTGCCACATAATGTCTCGAGCCTGTCCTTGTGTCGGAGCGACATAGAAGACATGCCCCTTATCTGTCTGTAGGGCGTTCACAATGAGCAAATAGGCAGCTAGGCGAGACTTACCAGTACGACGACCAGCAGCTACGACCTTGAACCGATGCTCATCATTCCAGACCTCCTGTTGCCAAGGAAGTAACTTAATCTGTAGATCACTCATCTTTTACCTCTACATCAGTTACTTCATCAATGGTCTCAGGTTTACTTACGCTTGCCCCAAGACCTGTGATATTGATCTGAATAGCAGACCTACCAGCTTGTTTAATGACATCCTGCTCAAAGGAAGACACAGGTACTATTCGATCGACAATCAACTTCCATGCTGCTGCTTGGTTCTTATGTTCATTATCTAAGGCCGCATCAAAGATGGCATCTAAGACCTTCCTTGACTTAGGGCTAGACAACATCCTAGCTTTATATTCATTGATAATCGCAGCATCACCTTTGGGGCGACCTACAGCATTTCGTTTAATGTTAGAAGACAACTCACTCTTAGGGGGTCTTCCAACTTTTCTTTTTTCTTCAGACATAAAGTCTCCATAGTTATCTTAGGAACTCCTAAGGCTATACACGAGTTTGCATACTTTGGTTAGTGTTCTTTAAATTATAACCAAAATGTTCATCACTATGGTCTTGTATGGTTCTTCTCGTGTTTATTTCTTTATATACTTATTATTATAGCACAAAAAATCCATTTTGTCAAGTGATTTCTGATCTGTCCCTAATTATTCTTTAGTTATTCACAAGTTAACAACAGTTTATCTTTGGAAAACAATAGTCTACATAACTTACAGTAATATAAGAATTACTTTAGTTTATTAGGAAGTCATAAGGGACTTAAGGGGACTGAAGGAGACTTAAGGAGACTGAAGGAGTCTAATTTCCTACTTTTTTGTATCTGGGCGGGTACACATAAAATTACATAAGCAACAACCCCCTCCCCGGGGGTACATCAGTACATGCTTATATTCGTATATGGTTATATACTTATATACTTATGAACACATATGCTTACATTCGTATATACTTATGATTGCATTCGCTGATGGATACTGAAGGGTAACGTGTGTGTGCCAGTGTAGGTCCCTCAAGACCCCATAAGACCACACAAGTTATCCACAGGCAACCCAGCATTACGAGTTATCCACAGTTTGCACTATCGAAGTGCATTAGTGCACCAATGTGGGGAACCATGCACCACGATGAAGTATAAGCAAATGGTTATATAAGGGAAATAATAATACTTAGGTCTTCAATACTTAGGTATTCTCAGGCTGGCACAGTGTGTGCATGATGTAAACCACGGGCAGCATGTCGCAGCCTTAGACTCAGGAGATATCCACATGATCAACTTCGGAACACTAATCGGAACCTATGGCAAAGGCGTGGCAGGAAGTGCCACAGTTAACTTCACCACATCAGGTGGCAGGCATTGCGATGACTCATGCCCTCTCAAGGGTAATGGCTGCTATGCGATCACCACAGAAGCCATGAAACCTAGCATCACGATAAACCTTGAGAGGAAGCAGGAGAACATTAGCGAATACCTGCAGGCACTGGTTGCCCCCAAGGCAATCAGTAAGCTGCAGCAGGCACCATGGGTCCGTTTTGCAGCCTTCGGGTCCATCCCTGCCCCTGCTGACCTGACCCTTCAGGACTTCAAGCACCTTCGGACCCTTGGCGCAGCCTTGGACCACACACGTGTGCATTTTCCCACTGAGACAATCGCCAAAGCTGACATGCTCAAGGTCGCAGGGTTCATGCCTAGGGTATCGGTCGCAACCAATACACAGAACCTGCACAAGGTCCTGCAGGCTGGGCATGTGGCATCGTGTGCTGTCAAAGGCGACAAGCTGGCTCGTGGCAAAAACAAACGAGCACACAGTGCACAGGCGATCACCTTTGTCCGTGACCTGCGGGCACAAGGTATCAACGCGAAGGTGTGCCCAGCGGTCGCAGGTAATGCGAAGTGTGGTGCCTGCACAGCCTGCGCTGACAAGCAGGTCCAAGTTATTGTCTACCCTATGCACTGAAGGAGCACACACCATGAATGAAGACCAACACACCACGATCTATTGCACGATTTTCGACCTGCTGACCCTGCAGGAGCAGGGCACATTGGACCCTTATCTAGAGTGCACCTTACGTCACCTTATGGGGTCTTTCCCTGACATCGCAGGGCAGGCACGTGAAGACATCTACACTGAAAAGCACGACATCTAAGGAGCACACACCATGAAAGTCTTTGTCTATTTCAACCTGCACAAAAAGTGCTTTAGCGTCAAAGCCCTCGAAGGGTCACGGAAGGGTCGCGTGGTGGCACACCAAGACAACGTAATCCTGCATGGTCCCGTGTTTAAGGTCTCGCAAGCAGGGCGCCAGCGGGTCCTACAGGAGCAGCGCAAAAACGTACATGCTGGAGTCGTGGGGCATTGGTGTGACGACATGGACCCTGCCAAAGCCAGCGACCTTGTGGGTATCACACAGGGCATTGGTAAGCAGGTCACCTACAACCCCTACAGGTTCGATTCGTTCGTGTTCAAGGACACAGAGCAGCCGATAACGGACCAGCACAGGGTCGCAGCCCTGCACAGTAATGGGCAGCGGGCTACAATGCACGTTTTACGATAGGAGCACACACCATGACACAGGGTAAGGTTTACATAAGGGAACCATGGGCACGGGAAGTGGTGCAGGGTCGTAAGAAAATCGAGACGGCACACATAAGGCTTCCCGATAGGTTTTTGAACCAGTGGCTGGACGTACAGAACGAGCACGGGCTGATCATTGGTGCGGTCCGTTTTAAGGGCTGGATTCAGTACCACACACGGGAAGCCTTCGACGATGATTTTAGGCGCCACAGGGTACTACAGGACAGCCCCTATCACTTCGACAACAGGAAACGGACCTTCGGCTGGATCGTGCAGGATACAGTGGCTTATGATCAACCACTGGACGCCGACCCAATGAAAAGCCAATTTAGGCTGGAGCACTACTAATGGAACCACGGACCTACTATATACAGACACGGACAGCCCACGGCTGGCACAGGCTGCACCCACAGAACTACGAAAGCCTGCAGGCTGCCACCATGGGCATGGAGCGACACATTGACAGCATGTTTTTTGAACATGGGGAGATGCTGCCCACGGGTATCTTTAGAATCGTACGGTATAAAAACAGGAAGGAGCACACAGAATGACACCATTGGAGCACTGTATCTTACGGCGAGCCGATTACAACG